GGGTCAAGAAAGGTATTGCCTCCTATGAAACGGGCAAGGATTAACGAGCCTTGTTGAATAAGAAAAATGGAGAGAGCATTTCATTGCTCATTGGTTACTTTGGAATACATAAAAACACGAGCATGACTTATGCTTTCCATTTAATGTGTTCGATCAATGGACTTCAGAGTTCAAGGACTTTCCAAAGATTGAGAGAAGAGTACTCAATAGCTTCTAGTAAGCACCTATCGGGCCGTAAAAATACACCTGAACAATCCCTTAAACATACAGATAGTATTCGTGCTTACTACAAACGTATAGGTGCGAAAGGGAAACCAAAACCGAAGGGTGTTTGGAGTGATGAGTCTAGAAAAGCACAATCCGATAGGATGATGAAAGAACACCATAGGGCGAAAACAATCGTCATTGATGGTAATACTTTCCATTCTTCTAGGGAAGCAGCAAGGCAATATAATGTGAGCCACCGTACTATAGGTCGATGGGTCAAGAAAGGTATTGCCTCCTATGAAACGGGCAAGGATTAACGAGCCTTGTTGAATAAGAAAAATGGCTGGAGACGCCACAAAAGCCGCTAACATCACAAACAAGATGGCTAAAGTTCTTGAGAATAAAGGTTACATCACTGTAACAAAAGCTGAACTAACAGAGCAACTAAGGATTATTGACGGTAAGATCAAACTTGCTGACAAACTTGGTGCTGATATTACAGTAGGGGAGCTTAGAGCTTTCCGAAGCGAACTAATCGACATGGTTAATAAAGACCAGAGCATTGCCATTAAACTACTTAAGGATGCCGAAGAGATTTCTACCGAGACAGCGGAGTTTGTAACTAAGCTGATGAACACTCGTAAAGGTCTAGTTGGTCCTGAAGATTTTAAGCGTATCTCTGAAATCATGTCTAAAAACCTTTCTGCTCGTGCTCCTGTTACTGATAAATTTATTCAGTTCTGGAAGGTAGTGGCGAAGACGTATGTTAAAGAAGCTGAGAAAGTAGATATCCCTTGGGTAACTTTCGATGGTAAAATCATGACACAACGTTACCGCCCTAAGCTACAAGAGCGTATTGAATTCCGAGACCCTGTGTCTGGGAGAAAAGTTATGAATATCTACCTAGCAGAAGCCGAAAATGGTAAACTGCTAGGTAAGGGTTCTCTCGCTGATGCCTCGATTGGTCTCGGTGTGAACGGGAACCATTCTAATGACGCAGTTATTGTCCGTAGATTTCACTTGTGGGGTCTTAAGAATAACGTATCAACTGGTACAATCCACGATGCGTTTTTCACAAACATTGGTGAAGCTGACAATGCTAGAACTGCACTTAGAAATATTTATGCGGATGCCCTAGAAGGGGATACCATCCGAAAGACTTTGAAAGAAATGCAAAAGCAAGGTATGTCTCGTAAGAGTTATTATGAGCTACTGAACCGTGCAAAAGAACTTGGCTTGATTGACCCTGAAAACGCGTTAACTAGGGAAGACATTCTAGCTCCTATTCCAGAAGGAATGGACTGGTATGGTATCGGGCCTTAATAAGAAACAACCTGAAAGCTCAGAAGTGTTTGTAATGCAATGAGCTATAATTTAAACTACTAACTGTAAGTTGTACTTACAAGGAGAATACAAAATGCCTAATGAGAATGATGACGTCAAGAAAATGCAAGAAGAACTCGCCCGCCTCCGTAAGCTTGTAGCTGATGAGAAGGATGAGGACAAAAACAAACTTGATGATGATAATGACGTTAATGATGACGATGATAACGACGATGACAATCAAGACGACAATGTAAACGACACTAATGCTGACGATGACGATACAGACCCTAAAGATAAGAATAAAACCAAAGAAGGTGATGACGATGAAAAGGTCACTGCCCTCAAGGAGTCTCTGAACGCGCTCGATAAGAAATATAAAGAAGCCCTCAAGATGAATAAGGCCGCTGAGAAGAAAGCACGAGATGCTGAAATCGCGGCTCTTAAGCGAGAGGGTAAAGAGCTAGAAGCACTGCAAAAGGTTAAAGAAGATCTTGAAGCAGAACTCGCTTCGATGCGTGATGAGAATACGAGTCTTAAACGTGATCAAGTCCTTGATGCCGCTATGGTGGGTCAAGAATTCAAAAGTGAACGTAGTCGTAAGATTGCCCGTAAAGATATCATCGAAAATCTTGTTAAAGGTGACGATGGCTCTTGGTCGAGCAAAGATGGTAAGTCTATTGAAGACTATGCTGCATCCTACTTTGAGGATGATGAAAACCGCAGTCTGTTCCTAAAAGCAAAAACCAATTCTGGTGCTGGTACAGATGTAAATAAACTTCCCGGTAACGGTCAAGATACAAATAAAAGCAATAGTATCTTCGATCTGCCACAAGATCAACTTATTAAACGAGTCAAGAAAACTCTTGGTCGTTAAGAAAGGACTAAATTATGCCTATTTCCACTTCCGACTTTCAGGTCATCGAAGAAGTCGTGCGTCAGTACCAGCACGAAGCTTACACTAACTCCCGCAAACTCACTGGTACTGGTGTTGTGGGTCAGCGCGATGACGTAGACGGTTCGGTTGAATCGTACATCGGTCAGTTCCGCTGGTACAAACCCCTGAACCCTGTCATCAACGTTGCGTCGGCTACTGACTCGACCGATGGTGATCTGACTGGGATCGCAACCGACAAAGCCAAGTACGTGAAGACTGTCCGTACCCACGGTGGTGAGCAGATCAACGTTCAAGAAGTCATCTCGAAAGAAGATGGTCTGAAGAAACTTGCTCGTGATCTCGCACAAACTCGTCAAGACGATGAAGGTACTGCTCTGATGTCCGTCCTGAAAGGTGTTGCCGCTTCTGAAGTTACTGTTGGTGACCTTGGCGGTACTGATGGCGCTGGTGCTTCCGGTGGTAACGGTGGTATCACCGATTTTGATACTGACGCTGACGCTGCTAACACTGGTTTCTTCATTGACATCAACGCTGAGTCCAAAGTCTTCGGTGGCGCTGCTACTGGTACTTCGGATGCTCGTAAGCTGTTCGATGCTAATGGTATCGGTGCTGCTCGTGGCGAACGTCTGTTCCAAGCTATCGGTATGGGTTTCAAAGACTATGAACCTAACTTCATGTACATGGCCGCTTCGCCGGAAACCATTGCTGAACTGCGGGCTGCTAACCTCGTAGACGAAACTAAAATCACAGATGGTCAACTGGAATTCTCGACTCTATTTGATGGTAAGTTCCGTCTTCTGCCTACACGTCAGAACCAAATGGCTGGTGGTCTGGCTAATGGTGACCTTAACAGCATGTCGACTAAGTGTACCTTCCTTTTGAAGCCTTCTGCTGTGTCGTTCTCGCCTGTTAACCCGCCCCTGCCTGTCGAACTTGACCGGAACCCGCGTTCCTATAAAGGTTCGGGTACCACACAAGTTTGGTATCGTTGGGGTTATGTTATGCACCCTGAAGGTTACGGTTGGGCTGGCTCTGAAGATGCCTTCGCTACAAACGCTAACTATGCTGCTGGTGGCGCATGGCAACGTAAAGTGTCCGCACTGAACCTGCCTATTCTCCCAATCTTCCACTCGTAATAGAAAGGAAAGAGCCTAATGGTACTCACTGTAGGAACTAACTCGTATGTGTCTCTCACTGAGGCAGAAGAATATTTTGCCAGCGTGATTGATGCAAGCGGTTGGGATACCTTGGATGAGGCCAGTAAAGAGGCCGCTCTGATTAGTGCCACACGGTACATTGACGAGCGGCCTTGGATTGGCTCTACTGTCAGCCCTTCTCAAGATCTTGGGTGGCCCCGTAATGGGGCTACTTACTTTGATGAGAAGTTGGGTATGATAGTTACTCATTCTAATACAGATATCCCTGAACGGGTAAAGATTGCTGTCTATGAACAAGCTCTCTATATGGTTGTAAATAATGACTCTCTGCAGGCTACAAGCCAAAGCTTTGAAAGCATTACTGTTGGTCCTATTTCTTTGTCGGACTCCGACTCTTCGAAATCGATCAGCAAGTCTTCTAGTACTGCTACTAAGATGCTCAAGCCACTTGTTAAACGAGGTTCTACCTCGAACACTTGGTGGAGGGCTTGGTAAATGAGTCTAACTTCAAAAATTCAAAAGGCTGTTGATACAGCTTTCATCAAAGTTGGTGATCTAAGAAAGGTTGCTACTGTTTCACAAAAGAGTGTAACTGGCTGGGATATTGCTACAGGTACGCCTAATGAAACACCTAAAGGTTTTGATGTAGAAGTTATTATGATCAGTGAGACTACTTCTGACAAGGGTGTTATTACTGCTGACTTAATCTTCAAAACTACACAATTACCTGTCGATATGTCTTCTACTTTTATTATTGAAGGGTCTACTTATCGAGTGGTCCCTCCCGTAGAGGATAATGGTTTTATTGTACAACTAAAAGCCAAAAAGGAGCAATAATCTTATGGATAAGTTCCTTGCTATAAATGCAGACGTAAGAGAAGGTTTGGCTGCTTCTGGTCTAGAGGTTTATCCCGAAGACTATACAGGTGACATTCTTAATGAAAACCGTTTTTTACGCTACTCTGTAATTTTTCCGAATTCTGAAGCCTATGATTATGATCGTAAGGCTGTTGTTGAAGGTATGCTCATGCTCCGACTCTTTTCTGAAAAGGGTTATGGGGGACATAATTCTTACGTTGATGCCGCTGCTCTCAATTCAGTTTTTGAAGATAAGCAATTTAATAACAAAACATTCTTCAGTAAGTCCATGTTGAGTCAACCTCAAGATGACAAAGAGAATGAAGCTCTTGTGATGGTGATCTATAGTATCCCGTTCACATACCACGAATAATAGGAGAATATAATAATGGCTCACATTTCCACACTTGACTCTGGTATTTATACCTACATGGATATGTACACAGGTGATATTTCAGGTCTTCCTGCTGCACCTGCTGCTTCCGACTTCGCTGCGCTTTACGCTGGCGTTGGTGCGGCTGCTGATACTGTCCGTATGCCTTCGGTTCGGGAATTTCCCGCTGTAGGTAACGTTGCAAACATCACTGCTGTACCTGTTTATGGTCAAAAGCAAAGCTCTCAGGTAAATGGCCAATCTGATGCACCAAACATGGACGTCACAGTTAACTATGTCGCGGCTGACATGGTAGCAATTGAAGACCTTAAGGGTCAACAGGTAGTCTTCCGCTTTATGATGGCTAACCAAGCTGTCACTGTTGCTCAAGGCGCTGCTGCTACAATCGCTGCTGAGAATACGGAATTCTATTTCGTAGGTAAAATTGAAGCTATTAACGTAACACCGTCGCTAACCGACTCTAACACTGCTGTTGTTAATCTTTCGGTCCAAGGTGACTTTGTTGGGCCAGCAACCGTTGCTGCTGCCTAATAATAGGGAGCGTTAAAGAGAGGGAGGGAGAGATCCTTCCTTCTCATCTATAAGAGGTACTATGCCAAACAATAAACCAGTATTTAGTGGTGAGTATGTTATGAACGTAACTTACCAACATATGATTAGGGCTGTAGATATCAGCCTGCGAAAGACTATTGCTCGTCTTGATGAATTTGAAGATGATAATGAAGGTGGTGCCGATGTTCTTCGTACGCTTTCTCATCTAAATAAACTCCGAGCAACTCTAGTTAAACACATGGAGAGTCAACCCTCTCTTTTCAATAAACAAGTATAAAAGTATTAAGGAATAATAAATAATGGC